TTTTTCTCTGAGTCTTGACAGTTTTAGGTTTTGGAGTTTTCTTGCTAACTCTAGGTTTTATTTCTTGTGCGTCGCCTTGTGCTATCCATTGCTTAGCGACATTTTCAGGCACCTCGTAAATTTTCCCTGTAACACATTTAATGGCTTTTTTACCATCTTCGGAATAAGCTCTAATACCTTTCATTTTCAATTTCATTTATTGAGCCTTTCTGGATCTTGTCTTTCTTTTTGGCTTATCTTCTTTGACTTCTTCAACAGGATTGACAATTTTAGTCTCTTTTTTAGGCTGGCTTTTTTCTTCTCCGCAAATGCCACGAGAAAGCCAATCTTCTAAAATTTCAGGTTTTACGCCTTCAACTGAATCACCTTCTTTCAAAGTAACGCAATTAACGCCGTTGCTTGAGTATGTCCAATCTCTTAACATTTTGATCATTTTTAAAAATCCTCTTTAAAGGGAGGCCGAAGCCCCCCGATAATATTAACTGTTAGCCGCAGCTGTCTGCAATACCTGCTCTTGATCTGCAATTGCAAGCAAAGCACCAGCACCAGAGACAACGTATATACGTGTGTATCTCTTGTTTCCAAGGTAACCAAGAGAGCGACAAATATTGTCACCTCCAGTAGCCGCAAAAGTCACAGTGTTTACACCAGTATCAGCACCAACCAAATCGGCGGCGGCAACATCAGTGTAACCTGAACCTGAAGTGTCAGTCTCCTGTAGCTTTACAATAATATCAGTAGTGACAGCACCACTCATAATTATGTGCCTTGTTGCTCTGAATCCTTGATTGTCAATCTCATTACCTGTCTCATCACCTGAAACAGTAGTAGTAGGATATGACTCTAAACAAGGCCTTCCGAATACTAAATCTTTAACCATTTTCAAACCCTCCTATTAAGCTGATTTGGTTTTTAGAATTTTAAGGGCTTCGCCTTTATTAGTTCCACCGCTTACACGCTTATGTGAATTGTACTTAACATAAGGATATTGTGTAACATCATCTCTCATAACCTCAAGGCCCATGCGATCAATGATCTTATAACCTTTTCTGAAGTCACCGAAAACGATTGCCTCAGTGTTATTTACAAGAGGAAGCGAACTAAGCTCTGTTGCCTGAGAGATCGGGAATCCTGCCAAAGTAGCTGGAACGCCAACAATATTGGACGGCTGCCAAAGGAAGTCGCCAGTACCAGCGCCTCCACCACCGTCAGAGCGAAGCTTTCTTAGAACCTGAATTGTAAGCCTGTGCGCCTTAAATTGAGCATTAGGCTCATAAGGCTGTTTGAGAGCTCCAATCAAATCGTAAATATCTTCAAACGTAATTGTATTGGCTGCGGCTGTTTCAACTCTCTCGATCTTATCAAAAGAATCAGAAGCGTCTGAAGTACTCAGAATTCCGTACATTTCGCCAACGCCGTTACCAGTCCAGAAAGAAGTACCTTCAGCAATTGCAAAGTCTTCTGCTGAGTTGGTTAGAATTGCGTTTACAAGATTAAAAGCATTGTCAGCGATTAGATTCTTGTGGAAAATTGAGAATGAGTAAAGATTTTCAACGGCAATACTCAGCTTTGAAAGAGTGTTATCTTTCGTTTGAGTAGTAAAGTTAGAAAGATCCTTTTCCCAAGTTGCGCCGTTGTCCTGATTCATTTTTAGTTGTTCATACTTATCTGTAGAAACTGTGATAGTCTCTGCCATAGTGCGAACCATAGAAAACTCACGTATGAGCTTATCAATATTTGAGTCAAGAGTAGGAATAACAGCTACACCACCTTGCGAATCATCCAGACTGTTATAATCTTTTTTCTCCATAAGGTCTTGAACTGATTTCATTTCCATAGTGTTGAACTGCTTCAGATTTCCGTCTGCAACATCTCTCAACTTAGAAAGGAATTCCATGTACTCAGCACGTTTTTGAGCTGACTTGTCAAACTCATTGTACTGTTTAGTTTTTAGCTTTTCAGCTTCAATTGATTTAACGAGCTTATCGATAGTCTCGTCATTTTTTATCATTGCCTCGTCAATCTTCGCCTGTTTTTCTTTTAGGCGTGCGATTTCCCCGGCGTTATCAGCTTTGGATAATTCCTCAACTGATTTTTTTAGCTGCTCATTATCAGCTTGCTGCTTTTTAAGCAACTCAAGAGCTTCTTGTGCATCACTCATTTTAATTACCTTTTAATATTTGAATTACACTTGACCAGTCGGCCTCATTTTTTTGTTCTTTAGAATGTTCAACAGCATCCCGCTGCATCCCATCCCAGCCGCAAGAGATTAGTCCTTTGGCCTCTTTATGGGAAAGACCGACCACGTCACGCAGTGCCTTTTCCAAATCTTTTTTAGTTAAATCTTTTTTAACAGTTAGAAGATTAGCCTCTTCATTCATAGGAAATGTTACTGGCGAAACTTCAAAAAGCTTAAGCTCTTCAAGCATTCTTAAACCGCCTTTAAATGACTTCTTGACGACCTGATAACCGATTGAGAACTTTTTAATAAGTCCTTTCTTCATCAAAAAATGTGTTTCGCTTGCTCTTTTGATATCATCGATAAAAAGCTTTCCCTCTATCAGCAAACCATGATCATCTTCTTTGATATTGGTATACTCTCCGATGATTTCTTTTGTGTCATGATTATAAAACATAAAAATATCATTGACTGACTTTTCCTTAAGTGACTTTGCAAACGCCCCTTTAACTACGACATCGCCGCCTTTATCCTCATTGCCAAATGTCGAACCATAGGCAGTAAATGTGCCATCCTCTTTTTGGCTTTTTATTTCAACATCGATCTCCATAACTACCTCTATTGATTTCATCAATGACTAATATAAATATATATTACTATTTTAAATGTACAAATTTAAACATTAAGTGTCCAATTCTGGGACGAATTCGGCAAATCTATGCCTTAAATAACACCTACAGCCAGCTCTTTCTTTTTTTGGAAGACTTGAATCTCTAGGATATTGACCGGATCCTGAACCAACCTGAAAAGGCAAATCATTCGGTATAGGAAATTCATTATATCTTTGATCTGCTCTTACATGTGAAGACCTAACCCTTGAATCTCTTTGAGATCTCCAAGACTTCAACAGTTGTTTATTGACTAAAGTTGCCTGAGCTTGCGAACCTGCTGAAACTGCCTCTCCTGCCTCAGATGTTGCTATTACAGAAATTCTTGAACGATTTCTCTTTGCCATTTCACGGGCTATAAACCTCTGTCTTGACTCATCTGTAAGCTGCCTAACTCTTGCCTCGTCATCAAGTTGTCTATAAATATTTATCGTCGTTCTCGTAATTTGCTGAGCGTGAGTTCTGGCTGTGTCCTGCCTCCAAAGCAATAATAAAAGCAAAGCCTCGTTGAAATTATCTTCGTCCTCTTCTTTAGACAAATTTAAATCTCTGCGTGTGAACCTAACGCCTTCACGTATTGATTCTTCGTATGATTCTATGAGTATTTGTTCGAGTTCACGCTGGTTTTCCAGTATTGCCAATTCATCTTCAAGGTTGCCAAGATTTTGAACCATATTTCTGATTATCGAAGAAAGATTATTGAAGTTAGTCAGCATCCTGCGTGCAAGTCTCTTTTCAACCTTTGACAAAATAGAATCGAAAAGCTTATCTGCCTCTTGATCTGTCATGTTGGAATCACATCTTGAATGTTATTGTTTCTGGCAATGTCGCCATGATACAAATCGCCGTTGACGGCATCCTCATCATATCCAAGCTTTTCTCTGCATTCATTGAGAGTTATTGCGTTACTTGTGTACTGCTTCAATATATTGTCATTTTTTTGCGCAAACCTCGGGGCCATCGCCTCAACTTTTGTGATGTCGCATTCAATTTTAAAATCAATATCATACTTTCTGCTAATGAATTTCGATAGGCTTGAATATATGCGTTTAGTTTTCGGGATGGCTGAATTTTCATATAACGCCAGCTTTGCGGCGTCTTGATTGTTGAACGTTGCGCCATTTAAACCAAGAAGGTAGGGCGGATAATCAAGAGCATTACAAATCTCAATAGCTCTCTGTACTGTACCTTCGATGAAGTCCATCTCTTGGGAATTCATAGAAAATTTTTCAAAATTGCCAGGGGAATTGGCAACGATAATCGAACCCCTATTGCCGCCTGTTGTCTGATTTTCTATTTTTTCTTTTATAGATTTTATTTGTTCATCGTCAAGGGGTCCAGATTCGTTAGATCCAAAAGTCAGAATACCAGAGCTTTTACCGGCGTTTTTCATGACAGAGACATTCCAAGTTAAGGAATTATTATGCGCCTGTAATGATAAGGAGCAGGAGCCAAGCCTTCCAAGTCCGTTAATCTCAGATTGCGGGTTATAATCTTTAAGAACGACCATATTGAAACGGCCGTTAAGATTTTCAGGGTTTTGA